TTGTTCCATCTTCTATAACCTCCTCATAGGTTATTCTATTTACTCTTGGATCATGCATTTCTCCAAGAGACTCCCACTTTATATCATTTTTTCCAAGTTTGTCAATGATAGCATTTTCTATATCTATGGGACCGTCTAAAGATTTTATAATAAAATCAGTGTGTTTTTGATAAGCAAATATTTGGACTCTAAATTTTTTCATACTCTCACCAGTTTGTCGTGTAAATGGGGCGGTTTTAAGACCGCCCCATAAAATCTATTGATTACGCACCTTCAACACCGAAGATACCTCTAAAGTCAGAACACCCGAAAGCGTATCTTTCTCTAGCTTTGTATCTTACGTTTCCAGTATCAAAGTCTCCTTCCATTGAAGTTGTCAATGGAGTTCTTGAAAACATTTTCATACCGTTTGGAACGTCCGTGATAATGTAGAATGAATCAGGGTCAGTTAAGAAATTGTTCACTCTGTAACCTTGAGGAATCATTCCCATACTGTTGATTGCATTGATGTCATTATCAGCTGTTTGAGTTCTACCCTGAGACTTTAAGATTCTCTCAGCGTTGAACTGGTTCGCAGAAGGAACTATCATTTTAACTCCTTTTGCTGCGATTCTTAAACCTCTCTCATCAGTTATAGCAGCGATATCAATCAATGCTGTTTCTAATGAAGTTTCGTTTAAGTCAGCTTGTGTTTGCAAAGTGTTTGCTACGTTACCCGCAATTGTTGGGTGTGCTGTAGAAAACAAGTTAACGCCATCACCTGTTTGAAACGCGGTTGCAGCTGCGATAGCTGGTAAACCGTTATTCAAAGGTGCTGCACCTTTAACTTCTTTTGCATTGGACATAGATCTTGCAAGAGCTTTTGTGTATCTAGAAGAAAGTCTGTCATAAAGGTTGTCCTCTATTGCTTCTTCTGTGATAGCGAAAGCTAAAGCAATCGTTTCCATTGTGTATCTAGCAGTATAAGTTTCTTGTGCATCATCGTATGATACGCCAGCTCCTTCTGCTTTTACATCTGCGTTTGCAAAGCCAGATAACATTACTTCTTCTTCAAAAGCTCTGTCTGATGACTCTGTAGTATAAATCTCAGCGTGCTGATTATCATACCTTTTATATTCCAGGCCGAATAGTGCATTCAATCCTGGCTCTAGTTCTTTAACTAGTTGTGCTCGTGATATTGCCATAATTTATCTCCTATTCTCCTATTACGCGCTTATCGTTCCAGTACCAAACCATTGAGATTTGTTAACAACTACAACAACTGAAGCGAAACCTGAGAAGTTTGCTAATGCAGGATTAGTTTGAGCAGCTGTTGTTAGATCTTCGTTTTCAGGATCTTCAGCTGATCTTAATAATCTCCATTGGTTGTTGATGTCGTGTACTGTTCCGACTGTTAATTGTCCATTTGATTGTCCAGATATTGTAGAACCAGAAGCTGTTGTTGTTCCTTCTGCTCTAACTGTCAAACCATATGTTCTTCCCATGTTAGCTTGTGCTGCATCGCCATTTGCACCTAAACGTGCATCTAACTGAACAACATATTGCTGCCATGGATTGTCTATTACAAATGCATCCGTATCTCCATTGTTCGTATTCGCATCTGGTACCGTAGCACCTGGGTAGAACGATGAAAAAGTTGGTTTTAATGTATTTGCGTCTGTAAAGAAGCAACCATTAAATACACCAATCGTTGGATTAGTAATAGCGTCTTGTGAAGTAACTATATACCCCGCATCTACGTTAGCGCCTGAAGCACAGTCATACTGTACTGGCATACCCATGTAGAGAGAAGTTGGATAGCCACTGTCGATTTTGTATTTGCTCTGACCACCAGTAGAAGGTGCTCCACCTAATACTCCAGCCGGGATCAAACCAAAACCTTGTGTGTTTCTATTTGCCATTATGTTTCTCCTTGTGAACCTGCCGTCGTTAGACGGCCTCCAGTTCGGTTTATATTATTCGTTGGTGTTTAGAATTTTATTTCTTAGTACCACCGAAGTTTTTGCTAGAACGCTCGAATTTCATCGGCATTCTTTTGTCCTGATCCTTCAGTAAGTCGGCTTCTACAGATTCGTCTTGACCTTCAGTTTGTCTTCTCTGATAATCAACACGACTTTGCGCGAGTTCTTCGGGTATCCTTGCCAGGAGAAGGCCACCTACTCCAATGACTCCAGCGTATTTTCCATCCATGACAATCGGGTAAGAATCACCGTCATCGTATTCGTCAGCTCTCACTAACTCATAACCAGATCTCAATCTACCGTGAATATTCTTAGTATCATTGAAACCCATTGACTCTGCTCTTATCCATCTGTGCCTGAATCCATCGGGCGCTGGTGGTGCATCTAGAGATGATGGGGGCTTGTACTCTTTTGGTCTTTCAGTCTTTGACCGAGTTCCAGCCGCACGAGAAGTTACTTTTTCGTTTTCTTTTTTCATATGCTATGCTCCTTCCGTGAGTTTTAATTGTTTTGCATATTCTTCGAGTGGCACACCTAATTTTTTAGCTATTGCTACTTGAGACGATGTGAGTCTCACTTGTTTGCGACCAGGTTTTGAGCTTCTTGTTGCTGAAGCTACCGACTGAACGGCCCTGCTCGTTTGCTTAGTTTCAGTATTACCAAATTTATGTGGAAAGTCAACTTTAATCCTTTTGTCAATCTCTTCGTAATACTCATTAGATTTTGGATCATAACCTTCTTTTTCAACTAAATCCTTATGAATTTCAAACGCAGTAAAAGTCATAGCTCTATCTGTTCCAAACCATGTATTTTTACTAGCCCATTCTTCAGCCATAGGATCTGCTTGTGGCATTTGTTGAGGTGTTTCTCTTGGTAATTGTCCACCGTCAGATAGTCTCACAGGAGTTTCCTGTTCAACTGGTTTTGTTTGTCTTTGCTTTAATTTAGCATCTTCAAATGCTAATTCAGCAATTCTTTTATTTGCCTGAACTTGCCCAGCCGCATCCTGATTTTCGATAGCAGTTGCTAATTGTTTTTGAACTGCTTCCATTTCAGATTTAATAGACTCTGCAAATTTAGTGTTGTACTCAGAATCGACTTTATTAAATTTATCTAAATCTAATTTTCTTTTCTTTTCCAAAGACTCAGCGTATTGAAGAGCAGCAGCTTCTCTTCTTTCTGCTTCTCTCATTTTACGTGTAAGTTTTGCAATTCTAGCTTGCACTCCTTTACTGTAGTCTTCTAATTTTTCATCTTCCTTTTTTTCTGTTTCTTTTTTCTCTTCTACTACTTCTTGTGTCTTTGTTTCTGGAGCAGTATCAACTACTGCTTCATCTTTAGTTTCCTCTAAAGTTACATCGACCTCTGGGCCTGATGTATCTATATCTACCATTGGTTCAGTAGATACTGGACTTTCTTTCTTCTTTTCCTCTTCTGGCATAGTTTCCTCCTATGTTAATATTTGTGCAGGATGTCTGTTGGATCCTGTACGGTTGCTAATATTTCGTCATCGTTAAGAAGACGAACTTCCCCACCCTCAATCTCTATTCTAGATCCTGCATAACGTGCAAAGACTACCCAGTCTCCCACTTTACACCACGGACCATTTTCGAATCTATCTTTATCTTTGTAACAATCAGGCCCCATCGCTAATACGTTTCCGCACTGTGATGCAACTTGTTGTCTATCAATTGTTTCTGTGCCCATGATAATTCCACCATCAGTTTTTTCTTTCATTCTAAATGGCAAAACTAACATACGCCAACCTGTCGGTTTTGGTAATTTTGTAGCTTCTTTTGTAACTTCTTTTTTAGGTTCTTTTTCGTATTTGTCTAACAGACCTGTTTTAATTTTTGGGACTTCTTCCTTTGAGGTCGACGACTGTTCCTGTGTTTTCATTTTGTGCTCCTTCATCTTGTTGCAGGTTAGAGATTTCCTGACGCACTGATTCCAGTGCATTTATTTGTCCTATTATATACTTGTAAGTTTCCATATTGTCAACACCACCTGATGTGACTGACAAGGCTAGTTGATTAACTCTTCTAGTTATTGCTTTTTTAAGTTGTTCTACTAATTGTTCTGGTTCCATTATTTTTTCCTCTTTTTATCTACACCTTTGATTTTTTTCTTATTTTTTGAAGCATAAAATACAGCCTCACCTTTTTTCTTGCCGTATTGTTTTTTCATAGACTTCATTATTTTTTTACCTTTTTCTGTTAGTGGCATTTCTTATCGCTTCCTTTCCTTTTCTAGCTATTGATGCAACTTGGCTTTTACCCATAACTTTAGCTCTTTGTTCCATCACGGTTAGTATTTGTATTTTACGTGCAAAAGGTTTTTTTACACGTTTTACTTTTGCAACAGTTGCTCTTGCATCTGCTGGTGTTGCAAATTTTATTTTTACTGTGTCTTTGGGATTTTCATCTGTGTAGAGTCTTCTACCAGAACCTTTAGGCTTTTTTCCCGTTCCTTTTTTTGGATCCGCCATGTAATACTCCTTTTAGTGTTTTAGCTTGTTTAGCATGCGTTTTAGATGCTTTTTGCAAACCTTTCATTAT